TCGCACCCAGTTCCAAAACTTTCTGGTCATAGTGCCTCCTTCTTTCTTCGCCGGGTGCTCCCGTTCTCGGGTGGCTTTTCCGGCTCTGTTTGTTTTTCTTCTGATGCTTCATTGGGTTCCTCCTTCACTTCCGCAGAAGCAGCGAAGATACCTGCGTCTGCCAGCTTTGTCATGTTGCCGTTGATGAGATACAGATCGCCGCCTTCTTCTTCCGGGATACGGTCGAGGTTCTCAAGCTCGCGGATATCGTTAGCAGACATCCAGCCGTTCTGGCGACCGGTCGCATAACCGTTCATGCGGCTCTGGTAATCACCTCTGAGGAGCCCATCCACGTTGAACTTGAAGAAGTATTCTTTCTTCTCATCCTTTGTGAGAAGGGCACGCTGCATGGACTGTTCCCAGCGACAGACCCATGGGTCAAGCGTGTATTTCACGAACTCCAGTGACTGCTGTTCGATATTGGAGAAGCTTGATTTCTCAAGGTCGCCGATCATGTGAGGTGGCACTCGGAAGATTCGCGCAATCTCGTCAATCTGGAACTTTCGAGTCTCAAGGAACTGTGCCTGCTCCGGAGAAATGGAGATGGGCGTGTACTTCATGCCTTCCTCGAGAACGGCAACCTTGTTACTGTTCGAGCTGCCGCCGAAGGCTGAGTTCCAGCTTTCCCTGACACGCTCCGGGTCTTTCACAACACCGGGATGCTCCAAGATGCCGCCGGGCGTCGCACCGTTAGCGAAGAACTTAGCTCCGTATTCCTCACAGGCAATCGCCATGCCGATGGAGTTCTTTGCCATTGCAATCGGGCTGTATCCGACAAGGCCATCAAAACCGAGACCAGGGATGTGGAGCACGTCGTGCGGGGAGAGCTTGACGCGGCTCCCGTCCAATGTGTGCGCTTCATCCTGCGAGGTCTGATATTCGTAATAGAGATGACCGTCGGCATCCCGGTCGACTGTCATACGGTTTGGCATGAGCGGATACAGAGCCACGACCTCACCTTTGCCGTTCCGGATGATCTGCGCATAGGCATTTCCCCAGAGGAGCAGGTGGGTCATGAGCGTTTCCCGGAAAACAAAGGACGTCATCTCGGGATTCGGCTCATCATGCAGGAGCACATACAGCGGATGTTCGACAGCCTTCGTTTTTCTGCCGCCTTCGCCATATTCGTATAAATGCAGCGGCAGTCCCGCAATCGCCTCGGAGAGGATACGGACACAGGAGTAAACCGCCGTCATCTGCATGGCAGAACGCTCGGTCACTGCTTTACCGGAAGTCGTGCCGCCGAAGAGAAAGCGGTAAGCGCTGCCGGACGTCGAGTCCTTGGGCTTGTCTCTTGATTTGAATAGTCCTGAAAATATGCTCATAGCCATCCCTCCAATCCGTTCAGGGCTTCCCGGATCACCAGAAAGCCGAGTAATGAAATCAAAATCATGTTCATGTCCTTATATGAAAAGGATGCCTCTGCTGTCGTAGACAGAAGCACCGTTGTCGTTGCCGCATCGGATCACACGGTCAAGCGCCATGATGGTAGCGATGGCACCGTCGATCTTTTCTGTGGACTTTTCCTTGTCTGCTTTGATGTTCCCGGCAGGATCTGTCCGGATGAAAATGTTGTCCATCATCCAGCGGAGAACCGGGTGGCCGCCGTGGGCGATTCGTTTTTCCAAGGTTAGCTTCATCAGCTCCTTGGTAGGTGGGCTCATATCTTTGAAGCCCTGTCCGAAAGGAACGACTGTGAAGCCCATGCCCTCAAGGTTCTGCACCATCTGGACGGCTCCCCAGCGGTCAAATGCAATTTCACGGATGTTGAAACGCTCACCGAGCCGTTCGATGAACTTCTCGATGTATCCGTAGTGGATGACGTTTCCTTCCGTAGTTTCGATAAAGCCCTGCCTCTGCCAGATGTCGTAAGGAACGTGATCGCGTTTGACGCGGAGGTCGAGCGTATCCTCCGGCACCCAGAAGTACGGGAGCACCACATATTTGTCGTTCTCATCCTCCGGCGGGAAGACCAGTACAAAGGCTGTGATATCTGTAGTGGAGGAGAGGTCAAGGCCGCCGTAACAAACTCGGCCTTCCAGATCGTCCTCATTTACCGGGAATGCGCAGGCATCCCACTTATCCATAGGCATCCAGCGGATCGCCTGCTTTACCCATTGGTTCAGACGCAGCTGCCGGAAGGCGTTCTCCTCACCGGGATTTTGTTTTGCTGACTCGCATGCAGCTTCTACCTTGTCCATCCCGACCGTGATGCCGAGGGAGGGATTTGCCTTCTTCCAGACCTTCGGGTCTGTCCAGTCCTCGTTCGGGCTGGCACCATAGATGACGGGATAGAAGGTTGGATCGACCTTCCTGCCATCAAGGATGTCCTGTGCCTTCTGATGGACTTCGTAGCAGATCGTGTTCGTGTCATTTCCGGCAGTCGTGATCAGGAAGTAGAGCGGCTGCATTCTTGCATCGCCGGAGCCTTTGGTCATAACATCAAAGAGCTTTCGGTTCGGCTGGGTGTGCAGCTCGTCAAAGACCACGCCGTGGATATTGAAGCCGTGCTTACTGTAGGCTTCGGCGGAGAGCACCTGGTAGAAGCTGTTCGTCGGCTCGTAGATGATCCGCTTCTGGGAGGCGAGGATCTTCACGCGGCGGTTTAAGGCCGGGCACATTCTGACCATGTCGGCAGCAACATCAAAGACGATGGTGGCCTGCTGGCGGTCAGCCGCGCAGCCATAGACCTCGGCTCGTTCTTCACCGTCACCGCAGCACAGGAGCAGGGCAACAGCAGCGGCCAGCTCGGACTTACCCATCTTCTTTGGAATCTCAATGTAGGCCGTATTGAACTGCCGGTAGCCGTTTGGCTTCAAGACTCCAAAGAGGTCTCGGATGATCCTTTCCTGCCAGTCGATTAGCTCGAAGGGCTTTCCTGCCCATGTGCCTTTGGTGTGACAAAGCTGCTCGATGAACATGACTGCAAAGTCCGCCATCTCTTTGCTGTAATGGGAGCTCTTCGCCATGAAGCGGGTCGGCTTGTAGTTTTTCAGTTTTCGCATTGGCATGAAAGCCGCCTCCTTTCAGGGCAAAAGAAAAGACCGCCGAAGCGATCTTTACAAATCTTTATCAGTACGAGAGAAAGAGCCATGCGGCTCAGTCTCCCGGAATTTTCATTCTCAGGTTTTGCTTAGTTGTAGTTGTTTAAGAGGATGCAAAGCGCCAGCTCTGCTTCCTTGCAGGTGGGCTCGATGTCCCAGCCTCTGTCGTAGTTTGCTGCGACGGTTCCGTTAATCTTGATGGTGAGCTTGCTGATCTTGCCGCCGTTCAGGCCGTAGACCTCGCTTGGCTCTTCGTAGTGCTTGACCCAGTAGTGGCAGACCGTGTACTTGGTTTTGTCCTTGCCGTCCGGGATTCCGATGGTTCCTTCGCTCCACATGGTTCATGCCTCCTTTATGGTCATCTTGAAGGCGGGGATCAGGGCGCGGTCGTCGCTTCCGAAGTGGGTGTAGCGTTCCTTGATCCTGACGATTCCGTCCAGCGTGCATCCGAGCTCCTCGAAGCGGGCAATGGTTTCGATCAGGCTTGAGAAGGTGGAGCTGATGGTGAATTCCTTCACGCCCAGCCGCCTGCAGTCTGCGAGGATTTCCTCGATCTGGTCGTCCCAGATGACCTCGGCGAAGTTCGGCAGGTCGTTTCCGGCTTCCTTGCTGTAAAGGTAGGCCTGACCCAGCGTCCAGTTGCATCCGATGTCCTTCCAGCTCATTCCCTGTTTTGCGTTCTCGATGGCTTCAATTGTGTACTTCATGGTGGTTCCTCCTTGTCTTTTGGTATGTACATATATCACTCTGAAGCCCTGTAATAGCAAGCTAATTCGGAGCATATATGTGACAATTCTCAGGCGGGAAAACTGTGTAGTTTACTCGTCGCCGTGGAGGATGAAGTTCACATATTCCTTGCGGTGATCCTCGAGGAAAAGCACCAGCTCGTAGAAGTCTCTCTCGTAGGCAAGGCGCTGAACCATCGTGACATCGAACATGTTTGTGAGGCCGGTGTCCCGGATGGCGAGAATCTGTTCTCTTACCTTTTCATCCATGTTAGTCCACCACCTTCCGGACAAGGTCGATGCCGTAGACTACGTTCAGGCCGGAGCCGTTGTCCCAGTTTACGAGGAGGGAGCCGGTATCGTCGACTCCCGTGACGGTTCCTTTGGTACCGATGGGCGGTGCCTGCACATCGTCCATCCGAAGCAGTTCCACGCGGGTGCCCGCCGGGTAGCAGGAGCGGAGTGCGTTAAGCTCGTCAGTCCTTATCATTCGCATGCTGCTTCCTCCTTTTCCGGTGCGCCGTTCTTCCAGCTGGAGTTGCCGGAGAGGTTTTTCAGGAGAATCTTTCGTTCTGTCTTGTAGTCACTGCCGATGAAGCCCAGCCGAAGGAGGAAGCAGCGGAATGCGTATTTCTCGTTGTCGACTTCCTTTTCGGTTGCGCTGACCCGCTTCTGATCCTTGGAGAGCTTGCAGATGGCTGCAATGAAGTGGGTGTAGGCTTTGACCTCGTCAGGCTCCGGCATTTCGGTGAACCAGGGGAATGTGATCTTGTCTTCGGAAACTTTAATGCCAAGGTCGTCAATCCCGAGCGCCTTCTTGATGAGGCTGCCTTTTGCCGTGAGGAGGTTTGTCAGGTTTCCGACCGCTGCTTTGTCGAGTGGCAGGCTGATTGAAAGGCCGGTAGGCTCGTCTGCTTCAGTAGCAGCTTCTTCTTCCTCGTCGGTGGTTTCTTCGTCAGCGCTTTCTTCTTCCTCGGGCAGTTCTTCAGGCTTGAAGCCGTCTGCGATGAGGTTGTGGATCAGACGCTCGAGTTTTTCGCTGTCCTCGCAGGTGACGCCGCCAGTTTTGTCGACCGTGATGTCGCCGATCTCAAAGGCGCAGGTCGGCATGAACTTGTAGACGGCCTTGTCGCCGGTGAGGCTTGCGATGGCTGCGACCAGCTCTTTTCTTTCTTTTCCGGTTACGTTGTAGTTTGCTTTCATGGTGTGTACCTCCGTTTGAAATTTGGTTTTCCGAAGGCTTCCTATGTGCCTTTCGGTACGTATATACATCACTCTGAAAGCCTTATATAGCAAGCAATTTCTCGATTTTTCTGTGGAGAATTATCGACAAATGTGAGCCTCCTGATTTGTGTACTATACAGTTTCAAAATCGACCTGTTTTACAAGATCTGCGTAGGAGACCTGCTCGCCGTTCCTTACTACATACACATTATTTTCATCACCGGTATCTTCCACATAGCGGCGGAGAATGACGGAGGCGTATTTCGGGTCGAGCTCCATCATGTAGCAGATGCGGTTCAGCTGTTCGCATGCCATGAGAGTGGAGCCAGAGCCGCCGAAGGTATCGATCACTACGGAATTCTCCTGCGTGGAGTTCTGAATCGGATAGCCCAGAAGGTCAAGCGGCTTGCTGGTCGGATGATCCTTATTGCGCTTTGGCTTATCGTAATTCCAGATGGTTGTCTGCTTGCGGTCGGAATACCAGGGGTGCTTGCCGTTCTGTAAAAATCCATAGAGGATCGGTTCATGCTGCCACTGATAATCAGAGCGACCGAGCACGAGGCTGTTCTTTACCCAGATACACACACCGGCAAGGTGGAAGCCCGCGTCGATAAATGCCTTCCTGAAGGTGAGTCCTTCGGTGTCTGCATGGAAGCAGTAGGCAGCGCCGCCTTTCTCGAGGTGGTCGGCCATGTTTTTGAAAGCAGAGAGCAGGAAGTTGTAGAACTCCTCACCCTTGAGGGAATCGTTCTGAATCGTCAGTCCGTCGGAGGCTTTGAAGGAAACGCCGTAGGGAGGGTCGGTCAGGACAAGGTTTGCTTTCTTGCCGTCCATGAGCTTCTCGACATCTTCGGCAGAAGTAGCATCACCGCACATGAGACGATGTTTTCCTACCGTCCAGATATCGCCGGGCTCCACGAAGGAAGCCTTCTCCAGAGCTGCGGTCAGGTCGAAATCATCATCTTTGATATCCTTTTCTTCACCGCCGCCGAGCAGCTTTTCCAGCTCATCGGTTCCAAATCCGAGAAGGCTAAGGTCGAAGGACTGATCCTGCAGGTCGGCTAATTCGACCGACAGCATTTCCTCATCCCAGCCTGCGTTCAGCGCCAGCTGATTGTCCGCGAGGATGTATGCACGCTTCTGAGCGTCCGTCAGGTTCTCGGCAAAGACGCAGGGCACGGTTTCATAGCCTTCTGCGCGGGCAGCTTCAATTCTGCCGTGGCCGACGAGGATGTTGTAATCCGCATCGATGACCGCAGGGCTCACAAAACCGAACTCGCGCAGGGACGAGCGCAGCTGAAGAATCTGTTCTTTACTATGTGTCCGGGCATTCCGGGCATAAGGCACCAGCTTATCTATAGGTACCTGTTCGAATCTTTGTGTATTCATTTACATTCCCTTTCTGGCTCTTAGAAGCCTCTCCATCACGTCGTCCTGTGGATTGAGGCCGCTGTATTCCGTAGCGCAGTTCTCTTTTACGATCTGGAAGATCTCGTTCCACAGGCGGCTTGCCTGATTCATGTAATTGATGCCGATATTGATGAAGGGAGAAGGGATAGGCTTCCCAGTCGTCGGATGTTTGCTCAGGTATCCGAGCCGAGTGGTCATATCTTCACACTGAATCCATCTTGCAGAGCACATCGCGTATCGCTCCAGAAGCTGAGGAGATACCGCCTTGGCTACGCCGATCTTGTCCAGCCATTCCCATGTTTCTCTGTAGATTTCACCGGCTTCCAGCGTGGTGCCATCGTGCTGCTTGGCAGATAGGAAGTCGTGCGGGGTCGGCATTTCCTCGCCTTCGACATCCGGGATGTCCAGCACGGTGAGATCCCTGCCGCCCGGATTTCCGTTTTCATATTTCTCACGGACGGGGCTTTTCTTACGTCCGGCACCGGGACGTCTGCCGCCGCGCCCGCCGGTGTTATTTGATTTTGTTGGCATGATTTTTCACCGCCTCCCTTATTACCCGTTTGATTTCGCTTTTTTTGCACGGAAGAGGGGGCGCCGTTTTCCGGGGCATTCGCCCGTAGAGATTTGACCCGCCCCTACCGGTCACAAAATTTCTCGCGCAAAAGAAAAGACCGCGAAGTTTATCAGCGGTCTCCTCGATCTCGATGTATCTTTTCATGACACGAACGACATAGACTCATGAGATTACTTTCGTCGTTCGTTCCTCCCTCGGAGAGAGGAATGATGTGGTGGACTTCCTCGACCGCCACGTAGCGTCCTTCCTTCAGGCACTGCTCACACAGCGGATGCTTGTGGACGTACCGATCACGGATTCGTTTCCAAGCCCTGCCGTACCTCTTGCCGGGAGAGTAGCCGCGCTGGAACTTCTCGTAGTGCTGTTCCATGATCTTGGCGTGCTCCTCGCAGTAGACACCGTCAGTCAGGTTCGGGCATCCGGGATAGCGGCACGGCCTCTTGGGTTTCCTTGGCATGGCCGCCGCCTCCTTCCTTGCATAACAAAAGCCCTGCAGGATCGCTCCCTCAAGGCTTCTTGGATTTTCGCTTTTCGCTATTGTAATACTATCATGTATGGGACTGTGCATTGTGTTGCAAAGTGTGGTAAAACGTGCAGGCTCAGATCTCAATCGGGTGCTCCGGCATCTGGACATGCTGCAGGGCGGAGCCGTGCCAGCGGTAGACAGTGGTGCGGTCGGCAAAGAGCTCGTTGCCAATCTGCTCCCATGTCATGTTATGAATGTACCGGTACTTCAAGACCATGCGCTCGTCGGTATCCGGAACCGTCTCGATGACTTCCCGGATCTGTTTCTTCAGGTCAGAGAGCAGAGCCAGCTCGTCAGCTACTTTATTCTCCAGTTCCCACAGGCGTTCCAGCGCACGGACGAACGGTGCGTCGGTATTCTTGGAAGTCTGCACACGGTCAACGTCGTAGCGAAGGCCGGACACGCTGCCTGCCATCTCCCGGAGGTTCTGGGCTTCCAGCGTATCGGACTTGATCCTCTGATCCAGCCGGTACGCCTGATGAAGATATTCTTTAACAGTCATAGGCGTTTCGCCTCCTCTCGTAATTTTTCTATTAAGTACTCGCCGTCCACGCTCGTGAGCTCCCGGTACCAGGGGGAGCGGAAGAAGCGCTCGCATTCCATCGCATCAGCCATTGCAGCTTTGTTCTGCGGTTTCTTCTTCAGGCGTTTCAGGGCATCCCGATAATCTTTGACAGCCTGAAGCACGATTGCATTGGCGAGGTTTTCATACGGGGTGGTCATTACACCACCTCAGCTTTGACCGCATCGATCAGAGCGGCCTGTGTCATTTCCTTCTTGGACAGCGCTTTCAAGATGCGCTCGTCGATGGTACCTTTCGTGATGATGTGCTGGATCACCACGGTTCCGGAGGTTTGTCCCTGCCTCCAGAGTCTTGCGTTCGTCTGCTGGTATAATTCCAGCGACCACGTAAGCCCGAACCAGACAAGGGTAGAACCGCCTGCCTGAAGGTTTAAGCCGTGCCCGGCAGAAGCGGGGTGGATGACTGCTACAGGAATCTTTCCCGCATTCCAGTCAGCAATATCGCGGCTTGTCTTGATCTCCCGGACAGAAAAGCGGTTCTTGATGCGGGTCAGCTCGTGACGGAACCAGTAGGCCACAAGAAGTGGTTTTTCATTGGCGGCTTCGATGATATCCTCCAGAGCGTCCAGCTTCCGGTCATGAAACTCGATGACTTCGCCGGTATCGGAATAGATCGCACCGTTTGCCAGCTGGGAGAGCTTTCCGGTGAGGGATGCTGCATTGGCGGCAGTAATTTCTCCGCCCGGCAGCTGCAGGATCAGCTCCTGCTTCAGATCTTCGTAGCGGTCTCGCTCGGCTTCGGATAACTGGACTTCATATTGCGAAGTAACCAGTTCGGGCATCTTCAGGTGATCGGTCGACTTCATGGAAATCGTGATATCCGAGATTTTCCGGTAAATGGCGTCCTCTGCATAAGGCAGGGGCTTATAGGAGTAGATGATCTCGCCATTTCGCTTATCCGGCATGAAGTAGTTTGTCCGGTACTGGGTAATGAAGCGACCGAGCCGTGCTCCCATATCCAGCACCTTGAATTCTGCCCATAGATCCATAAGTCCGTTGGAAGAAGGGGTGCCGGTCAGGCCAATAATGCGACGGAGCCTCGGTCTTACCTTCATCAGCGATTTGAAGCGCTTTGACTTGTGGTTTTTGAAGGAAGAGAGCTCATCGATAATGACCATGTCATATTCGAACAGGAAACCGGACTCGTCGATCAGCCACTGCAGGTTTTCACGGTTGATAATGGTGATATCTGCATTCTGCATCAGAGCCGCACGGCGCTCCTTGGCTGTCCCGACTGCGACTGCATAAGTCAGACCCGTAAGGTGGCTCCATTTCTGGATTTCCGCAGGCCATGTATCTCTTGCTACTCGAAGCGGTGCCACGACCAGCACCCGGCTGACCTCGAAGCTGTCAAACAGGAGGTCGAACACGGCAGTCAGGCTGATGACCGTTTTTCCAAGACCCATGTCCAGCAGGACGGCCGCGACGGGATGCTTTTCGATATAGCGAATGGCATAAGCCTGATAATCATGTGGTATGAAGTTCATTCAGCATCCCTCCAATCTGTTCTGTGCTGTCGATAACGTAAACCTTGAATCCCAGCTTCCGAAGGAGCCGGTGTCTTGCCTCTTGAAGAGGGCGGGGTTTCTTTCCCGGCGCTTTGAGTTCGGCAAAAGCAATGATCCCTCCCGGAAGAAGGACAAGCCTGTCCGGCATCCCGTCAAAGCCCGGAGAGACAAACTTGGGTGCTATGCCACCCATTGATTTCACTGTATTTACAAGCTTTTTCTCGATCGTCTTCTCATCTATCTGCATCTCGAATCATCTCCTTTGACTGGACAAAGGGGACAAAAGGACAGCTTTTTCCTATATTTACCTACGCGCGTGTTCGCAGGTGCCTTTGTGGCTCCCTTATTCTGTTTTCCTGAATTAAATAAAGGGGAAAAGTTGTCCTTGTCCATGAGGTTGTCCATTTATTTCTCGCGTTCATAGAGCCGCTGACGGCCATAAAGCGGTTGACTGGATCTTTTAGTGGTGCGCTTCCAGCCATCGACCTGTGTCATAAGAGCGGCGATGGCATAGGAGTCGGAGGGCTTCAGATCAGCGATGTTTCTGCCAAAGCACTCACACCAGATTTCCGCATTGCTTACTTCCATGCGCTGCACGGTGCCGGAATTCGAAGTGATGTCGTCACCATCAAGGAAGTTGCGACGCTGATACAGATCCATTTCCGACCAGTTTTCCGGCAGGAGCTTTGACAGGTATTGTTCAACAAGACCCTGACGCTCGTCGGATTCCATAGCGCTGCGCTGGGCTTCTTCAGCTTCTTCAAGAAGGTCACCCTCGAGATACAGCTTTTCGCCTTGCTCGTAGTAATACTTGGCCTCCGCCCATATCTGGTCACGTACCTCGGACGTGATTTTCCACCTGACCGATTTCTCTGTCTGGCGGCACTTCACGATCCAGAAGCGGCGGTTCCCGGTGATATCACGGAGATATCCGTGCTCGCCATTAACCGTAGCGACCACGACACACTGCCTCGGGTGACTTTCGACCACCTTGCCGTAGCTGGGGCGGTACTTGTCGTCCGAGGTTGAAAGGAAGGATTTGACCTTCTCGATGTCGGCCTTCTTCATACCAGCCAGCTCGCCGATCTCGATGATCCAGAAGCCCTGCAGTTTCTCGGCACCGGACTTGTCGTCCATATCCGTAAGGGAAAGCGCGTCGGAGAAGTATTCATCACCAGCCAGTGCCTTCCACATGGTACTTTTGCCGATACCCTGAGCTCCGTCGAGAACGGGAACGGTATCGAACTTGGTGCCGGGATGGTAGATACGGGTCACGGCGGCCACTAAGGTCTTCCTTGTAACTGCCCGGACATATTTCGAGTCATCCGCCTGCAGGCACTTGATGAAGAGTTCATCGAGGCGCGGGGTCTGATCCCATTCCGGCAGGCTGTTCAGATAGTTCCTGACCGGATGGAAGCGGCGGTCATCAGCGACCTTGGTAAAGCTGACGTTGTGGTTTCTGTCGGAGAATGCGACATAGCGGACGTCGATCAGAGCCTTAAGCTGCGCTGTATCGGCATCGCGCCAGAATTTATTGTCTGCAGGGCGATCCCACGGAACTTCACCGGTAACCTGAATGCGGTTAGCCATCTCATTAAAAGCAAAGCCCGCGAAGTCCGGGTCATTGTTTAGGATCAGCATTTCATTCCATACGCTGTTCTGGAGAACAGTGCTACGGGACTGGTATTGTAGTTTGGCTTTCCAGTCATCACCGCCGTCTTCATCAGGAGAAGCAAAGTCCTCACCAGCCTGCGCCTGCTTCTCATTCAGCAGCAGGATCTTCACCTTGTCACAGCCGGAAGCAAAATCCATCATGGCCTTATAGGAAGGCATCTTTGAGGGCGTAGACTCGTCCAGCACATCCTTGTCGAGATCCCGGAAGCGGTGAATGCGTACCAGGTCAAAGGCATTACAGAGTTTTTTGCAGGCCGGGTCTGAAGAATGGTGTGAATACAGGAACTTGTCTCCATAGGAAACAGCTCCGGCAGGGCTGTCCGCCGGGATATAGTCATAGCGGCAGTCGACGTCTGTCGGCGCATAGATATCAGAAAGAAGCTCCGGGATAACGGCCGAGATCGGATAAGCACGGCAGAAAGCACCGATGACTCCCGGCTTGGCAAGCGGATCAGCCTGCTTGCTGGCACCGTGGTCTTCCACGCAGGATTCACGGGAGGATACAGGCCATGTGCTGGAGTCCTGCCATGCATCATATTTGGCAAGATAGTCGTCCGGGTTCAGGGCGATGCCGTCTTTTTCTTTGAAAACATACTCACCGTTGACGGAAGTCGAAGGCCAGTACATCAGGCGGTTGGCTTCATAGGTGCTGTCATCGAACATGTCGATGCCGACTTCTTTTGCAAACATTCTGGCGACAGGCTCGTATTCGGCTTCGCTGATCTCACGGGAGAGCGGGATCACAAGACGCAGTCTCGGATTCTCCGGTGTATGCTTATGCGTGGAATGGCAGAGGCACTGGTACGACAGCTTGCTGATCGTGGTATCCCAGACATCCGGCTCGCCATAGTCCATATCGAGAGTCAGCATGGAGCGGCAGAGGACGTAGCCTTTCTTGCGGCGACCGTTACGAAGGTGCCCACCCACAAAACCGCCGATGTCCTTGATATCCGCCTGCTGGGCTTTGGACATCTTGCGGTATTCCTCGATGGTTTCGGTGGTGCGGACGGTGTTCTGGAATCTGGCCTTTAAGGCCTCCATCGTGGTATCGCCGTTTTTCCATTTCACAGCCTTGCGGCTGTTGGCGGTGGCGTATTTCATCAGTCATACACCTCCCGCGATTCC